TCGCCATCACCATACATAAACTGGTCCCATTCAGTCTGGTATCCTTCTTCAGTTTTACCTTCCTCTTCCATCTCACCATTGAAAAAGTCAATAACTCTTTCTGGTGTAGTGATGATGTTAGAAGCAATATCTCTAGCACCAGCTCCTAAACCTATTGCAGTGTCAGCAGCATAATCTAATGCTGTTGGACCTTCAGGTTTGGCTTCTTCAGGGACAACCTCTTCAGGTTCTTCCTGTACTGGGTCTACTATATTGTTTTCTATATCAGCAGCCTGTATGTTTTGGACTGCTTTTTCTGTTTCTTTAATAGTTAGTCCTTCTCCAGATATGCCTACCTGAAAATTCATTTCTTCATTCATAGTTACCACGGTAAATAATAGCCTAAGAAAAGGCTAGTAATCCGTAGTTACTGGTCCTTTCTCATTAGAGCTTTTTTGTTATAAATAGAAGTTTTTACGTTCTGTTCACCCTGTCCTTCGTCTTCGAGTCTAGCTCTTGTTATACGAGAACGTGTAGGGAATTTGTAAATAAGGTTTAATATTTTATCGTTATATTTATTTTCTTTTTTCTCTTCTTTTACTTCATCATTTGTGTAAAATCTAATTTGTGAGTTAGCTAAATCAATAGGATTAACTCCTATTCTCATAGCTAGGTCACGATAATAGTCTGGTATATCTTTAGATTGTTTTAATGGAGTTTTACTCCACATTAACAACTCTTGCTGTGATGTTTGATCAGCATTAATTTTTTGCTTTTTCCACTGACCATTAGCAGATTGATTCATACCCTTTTGGATACTTCTACTATATGTATTATCTGATGGGTCAAGACTAGGATTTAGCAAAATTTTTACTGCTCTTTCATTATCAAGTACTTTTTCTACAGCAGCTTGTCCAGCTTTCATACCATCTTCAGGTCTACCTACAGTCTGACCATCTCTTACAGTAGCTTGTTTATAAGCATTATTAAATACTTCTTCTAGACCAGAATATAAGTTTAGCCACTCTACTGAAGCAGTCTCTGTACTTCCAAATGTATCTCCCGTTCCTTCGTCAGTGTATGCCTTTAGATATTTAGCTGCTGTGTCGTGTAAATCTGTTCCCGGAACAAGTGCACCTGTAGTAAGTATCTTATCTTTATATTCATTAAACTTAGATGTACTTACATTAGCCATTTCAAAATCATATACACCACCTTGGTAGCGTATGGATTGTTGAATCATATCCTCTGCAACATCATCATCTAAGTGACCTTTTAAAGCATCTGATAATTCTATTGGTACATATCCATCATACTTGTTCTTATAGAACTGATACATCTGTGCTTTCTGTTCGTTAGTAGGAGCTTCTAAAGATTTTATAACTTGCATATCAGCCGATATATTTGCTTCTTTTTTGTCTGCTCTAGCTTGTGTACCTTGATGAGCAGCATCTGCTAATTCACCTTCTAAACCACTCCACTCTTTCCAAGAACCCATAGTCTTAATAGAACCATCACGAGCTGTTATTTCGTGATTAACTATAGACATAGCGTCTGTGTATGAGATAGCATCTTGACTAACTAGATTAATTAGATTTTCTTTAAATGCTGATCTACCAGCACCTATTGTTGTTCGATTTCTAGCTGCATATCTAGCAGCCCAGTTATGTGCAAGTTGGTGTCCGTCTTCTGGATTAGCAGTGACAAAACCCATCTGTATCATTCTACTGTCAGAAGCTGCTACTTCTGTTTGATAGTTTTCTTCCCTAGCTACAGCCTGTGTTTTTCTACGCATATCATCAAACTTATCTATTTCTGGTTTGACAACAGTAGCTACCATTGCTGGGTTTAATCCTGAAAACTGTTTAGCATATTCAAATTTAATCTTTGTATCTAATGCTGCCTGTTCTGCTAGAGATAAGTTATCCATGTGTCCTACTGACGTAGAAACTCCATCACGAATAACATCTATCTTAGTAGTTTCGTAAGCCTTATATACATATTGGTCGTAATCTTTAGCTTTTTGTAAAGCATATTGTTCTGCAACCATATACCTTTCCCAGCCAGCCATCTTACGAAATTCATTGGCGGTAATAGAGTCACCGGTTTCAGCTTCTATTTTAGATGCAAACTCTTGTGCAGCTATATCATCATCAAATAGAGTTGCACGTTCACCTCTAAATTTTGCTTCTAGTTCTGGACTAACACCTTTAGTTAAGATATCGAGTTTTATTTGTGCTTCTCTATCTTGCTTATATTTTTCTTGTCTTTTTGTAACAAGATCTTGAACTGATAAAGATAGTTTCTCTAAACCACCAAACATATCTTTGGTGTTCTGAGCTTTATCAAATTCGTTTTTTTCTAGCTGCCGTAAGTATGCTTCTTCGGAGCGTTGTATCTGGGCATCTTGTTTTTCTTGTTCTGGAATAACATCTACAATTTCTTGTGGAGTAATTCGTCTACCAGATACGTCATAATTAGGAAACATTGTCATAATTAATAAGGGTTTACACCTGATAAATGTGGTGAAACAAATCCTGCATTACTAGAAAAACCATATCCGGCTGCTCCAGTTGGTATGCCTGAACCATAAGTACCTACTCCAAAGCCTTGGGAGACATCAGGATTCATTACGGATGCTCCGCCAGTTACTGAGTAACCTCCTCCGGGAATGTCACCCATAGTATTGCTATCCATGCCACCGATTCCTGCTGATACAGCATTAGCCATACCCATCATCAATGCCATTCCGGGATTGCCTAAAGTTGGAGGTGGAGGTGCTATGTCTTGCACTGGTGTCAGAGCTACTCTAGAGTAAGATCTATTTATGTCTGATTTAAGTTGAGTTCTTATGTCTTCTTTACCTGACTTTGCTCTTTGCATTGCCATTGATAAACCACGAGCTCTCATGGCTTGTTGCATACCAAGACTACCTTGGTTAGTAACTAACATCTTAGCTAAAGACTTTCCACTGACACCTCTCTCTGCTGCACTTGCCATGATATCACCTTGATTTTTTATCATCTTCATAAAATCAGTTTGGTTTTGCAAAATTGCTAGAGATCTAGCGTCATATATTTTTTTATTTATTTCTGAATAGGATCGTTGAGCTGCAATATTTGCCAGATCAACTTGTTGTTCAAATTGTACTTTTTTTGTTTTGTAAGTGACGGTTTGTTGCATCCACTTACGTTCACGGACTTTTAGTTTATGGGCATAGGCTTTACGCTTAGCGTCATTCTCTGCTGAGACTCCGGCTGCATTACCTATTGCACCTACGACTGGTCCTATGGCTGCTGGACTACACACGGCAAAATTCTATAAAGGATAAATTGTTTGGTCCGTAAGTAAATCTCCTAAGAAATTTAAAACCTAAGAACCTAAGTAACTTAATATGGACTTTGTTTCTTTCGTCAACAATGTTCCATAGTAACTTTTCTTTTCTTGACTTCACATACCTCAATGCTTCTTTAGCAAAGGTATGAGGATATTCTAAGATAGCTGGGGTGCAAAGCATCCAGATCTGTCCACCTTCGTGGACCCCTGCCATGCCTGCTATCTCGCCATTTGGTACTTCAAAATAAACTGAGTCGCAGTTATGTAAACCTACAACCAGTGCATTCAAAGGGTCATGTCCATGACCTTCTGTAACCTCCCGAAAGTCATCGGGTAATAAATTAGAAGCCACACGAAGTGCAGCTTCCAATGTTGCTGGGTGAATGTATTTAGACACGAGTGTAAAAATTATTGTTTAGTATTCCTTCCCAAGTTAAATTATGTATCGTAGCAGGGGATGGATGTTTAGATTTGATAGTTAATATTGCGTTAGTATTTCTATCATATACTGGTACTGTTCTTAATTCATTATCATCTACAATACCTTGAGTGTTAGCTTCTACTATGTTTGCAGGGGTTACTTCAAATAATTCTGTATAGTCTGCTCTACCTGTTCTAGCCAGTGTAGTTTCATATACACCTACCGGTCCAAACGCTAACTTTACTCTATGTAGAATAGTGTTAGACCTAGTATCAGATACGAACTTTTCACCTTCTTTTTTGTTGTAGTAAATTGTAGGTAAAGTTACTGACATCTCATATAGATAACCTATGTAAAAAGTTTCACCTGACCAGTCTCCTGTTATTTCTAGATTACTACCGTTTACTGTTACTTCAGCATAGTTACCTAAATTAACACCAGCATCTATATCGTATGCTGCTATCTGACCCGTTCCATTTAGTCCGGCTGGTTTAGCTTTTGTGGATTTACCTGTAGTTGAGTTATATGTCCAACCAGATGTAAGCATTAGATAATCCATATGCACTCTGTTATCTGCTAGTTGGATAGATTCTGCATCCATCTTTATAGAATACTTTAATAACTGACGAGATGTGCCATTTTCTTGTACTACAAATAAAGCATCATCTTGCATACAATGGTACTTAATATTTCCATTTAGTTCCCATTTAAACCATGCTGCCATCTTTCTTTCACGTACATTATCAAAATATTTGTACCCATACATGGTTGAAGTGGTATCATCACTAAATAGAATTACTGTATTTTCTCTACTATTAGAAATAGTTTTTAAATCATTCTGAAATAATCTGGAAACCACAGCACTTTGTTCAATTAGTTGTGGTTGACCTTCTCTTCTTATATTAGCCATCTCATAAAATCTTGAGTGTTTACCAGCGTTATCTAAGAAACCTATGGTAACACCAAGAGAAATGGGGTTAGTAGTAAAGTTAAAGTTGTAAGTAGAAAGAGAGTTTATCTTAGCTGTTTGTGGACCAAAGACATCACTATCTGTAGTCAACATAAACTGTTGGTTTTTAGTGAATAATATTAATCCTGTATTTACTTGTATGCCATCATAAAAAATAGCTGGGTATGATGAACTACCTGATAAATCTACTGGATCACTAGCTACAAACTGTATAGCTGACTTAGACCAAAAGTTTAAATAATCTCCCGGACGAGACATAATTATAAATGATTCAGATAAAAAAGTTAATCTGTTTCTAAAGAACAACATTTTATTTATAGGTCGTCCTATAAAAGATGGTTCCGGATTAGTTGTACTATCACCTACTAAGGCATCACTCCAGAAAGGAGCTTTGTGAGTTACACCAAGAACAGTGTATGAAGAGTCATCTAATTCAGTTATTCTAAAGTTTGCATCAGCAGTTCTGATAAGAGCTACTGGCATCTTTGCATAATTAAATCTTACTGTTCTTCCCGGCTTAGCACATTCCTGCCAAGTACCTTCTCCATCTCTATCATTATTACCATTAAATCTTACGTAATGATTATCCTCGTCAGCATTACTATTTATAATCTCAACGATCATACCATGTTTACATTGTGAAGGTAAATCTCCTACATCATTAACCTCACTAGCTACAACATTTAATAATTCTCCTACACCAGTAGAAGCATTAAAGACAGTATTTTTCTTTATATGTAAACCTATACCAATCTGTGTTATATCAGCAGCAGCAAATCCTTGGTCAATTAACTCTTGTCTCATATCACCAAGAATACTCTCAGCAGTTATAGTTGTTTCATTATCAAATGGTGTAGGTTGTGGTCTACCTAAACATAAATTAGCTTGTACTTTAGATGTACTAATCTCTTCTACAGTTACTTTATAAAAAGCATCTTTCATCCATACATAAAAGAAATCACCTTGTAACCAACCTTCACCACCATGTAGTAAATCATATGTGGTTGTATATCTAGCTTGATATACAGTTGTTTGGTTTTCTCCAGAGCCAGTTGTAAAAGGTACTGACTGACCTGTTGTAGCTATACGAAAATATAAATTCTTTCTACCACTAACATAATCAGAGCCACTACCAGATCCACCTGAAGCATAAGTTCTAACGTTGTACTGATAGTCTTGGTTAGATGTAGAACCACCAGATATTATACCGCCTGTAGCTGAGCCATCAGTTAATGACTTGTTACTATCAACAGAAAATATACGAGTAGCTACGTTAGGAGCAAAGGCATCTCTACCATCTCCTGCACTTTCATCACATCTATTACCAGCACTACCTCTAGTTGCATGAGCAACCATAAAGCCATTTGAGTCACAGTAATTATTACTTGATCTAACTCTTTCTACATTAATACGAGTAGCTGTTGTGGTTGTAGTAAAGTGACTATCTTGACTACCATCTTGGTCAAAAACATTAAATGAATATTGTTTTGAGTAAGCTATCTGTTTTAGTTCTATAAATACTTCTTTAGTAAAGTTGCCTGCTGGTTCTGTGACAGACGTATCCATCTCTGTAATTACACTTCTATTAGTTAAATAAGTAAAATCATTAAGAGTTAGTGTCTGTATATCTTCTGGGTCAGTATGTGTTAAATATGTAGAGTTTCCTATACCATCTACTACAGTAACTTCTGCCCCTGCTTGATGAATAGTACTACCATTAGCAGCTTTGACATCTACACATGCCCACATTCTGACTACACCATTTCTGGCAACTTGTCCTATATATTGCTCGTTCTCATCTCTATAGTAATGAAACCATTTACCATCACTTGTAGAAGTACTTAAAGTTGACACAAACTTACCAGCCGGTCTCTTTAGCAATCCTTGTGTGATGTCTGGAAGTGCATTTGTTATGTCCCTTGCCTGACCGGGAATCTTTTGCTCGTCAGGCTGTTGTGATATTCCACCAGTAAGGTTAGGTATAGTTTGTGTAATGTTTGCCATTAAGCGTTCCTTTTCTTTTTTTTCTTTTTAAGTTTAACTCTTTTTTGAAGTTTTAGAATTTTTGGTTTATTTTTATATCTTTCAGGGTCAAGATTTTCGACATAATCAGGTCTTCTAATTGTTTTAATTTTTAAAATATTGTTTGCCATTATCTTATAAGTGCTTTGTAAGGTTGATAAGATCTATAGCTTGTATTAGAACCAAAACCAAAGTAACTATTGTCGCCTTGTTCTGTTTCATAATTCATAGCATTAGCCTTAGTTTGTTGCTCTTCTAATTTAAGTAACTTAACTAGATCAGCATTAGATACAAGTTGAACTGCTGCTTTTACTGAAGCTCTTGCAATAATATACCTTTGAATTGGAGGAGGTACATCTGCAAAAGATAAAAGACTTATAATATCAAATTCATAGTCGCCAGTAAATTCATCTGTTTGTGCCACATTATCGTATAACTTACCATTCTTTCTTGTGACATCTTTAGTTCTATCAAACTGACCATCACTAAGATCATATGCTATAGCATCTTGTGGTATGACAAAATTCTTATTTGCATCAGGAGATCTTTTTACTTTGTATTGTGTATTGAAATGCCAGCCAGTTGTCTGTACATCTTTGTTTACATCTTGTAATAT